GTATTAAAAGGTCAACAAAATAACGATGTAATTTTTTATCTACTGTACATTTATAAGGTACAACTACCTCTTCTGAATTCCACATCTTTACTTTTGGATTGTTTTCGCACCATTTAAATGCTTGTCTTTCCCACAAAGAACGGTATACAACTTTATTTGCATCTCCCGCATATTTTTCTGGACGTTTTATTGTGTATCTGCCTCTATAACTCATATAAATAACTCTATAGTATAATTAATATACAAGTATTTATATAGGAAAAAGATATGCCTACAAACAATTTCGGTCAATCCGGTGGATTAGGTTTTGTTGGACCTGGAAGACCAGGCGGTAAAGACCAAAACAAAACAATAGAAACAGCCACTGATGAAGAAGCTTCTTACTTTGATAGATATACAAAAAAGTTTAAAAGTAGAGTTTCGCAAGAATTAGAAAAGTATACTCAAGAAAGAGTTGACATAAGTAAACTTCATCATTATTCTTATCCACTTGATATAAACGAAGGAGTAGATTCAGGATTACCATTTATACGATTTGGTATTAAACCTGCTACAGCCACTGAAAGAGTAGCAATATTTTTATATCAGCCTCCTGGATTTTCAGTGTCTGATGGCGCTAATTATGCTAATTTTGATGTTGGTAGTATAAAAGGTGGTTTAAATTTATTAAATAGCGCAATGAGTGGTAAAGGACCTAATATAACAAATGCTGATGTTGGTGCATTTGCTATGATGGGTAAAGATAAATTAATGGGTGGGTCAAGTACTATTGATAAAATAACAAGTTCTGGAGCTATCGCAATGGGTGTTGCAACTAATCCATATACAAGAACTGCATACGAAAGTACAAATGTAAGAACTTTTAATTTTAGTTTTAAATTAATTGCTGAAAATGAAAGAGAAAGTGAAGAGGCAACATTGATTGAAAAAACTTTTAGAAAATTTTTATATCCAAAGAGAGCAGGTTCAGTTGCTTTAGTTTATCCACCATTAGTTGATATACAATTTTATTCTGAAGGTAAAATAAATGACTATATGCCGAAAATAAAACCATGTTATTTAACATCTTTAGAATCAACGTTTAATGAAGGAAGCACAGCAATGCATAAAGATACCGGTGCACCATTAGAAGTTAATTTAACTCTTGGATTCCAAGAAGAAAGAGTACTCGTACGTCAAGATTTATATGAAACTGATGATTCTGTTGTAGAAAGAAAATCTGGATATTATACTCCAGAACAAAGTGCATTTGTATCTACAACAGCAAACGCAGAAGAAGGAGGAAGTGATTAATGTTTTTTAAACAATTTCCAAAAGTAGAATACGATTTTAATCGTACTGGTATTAAACAAAATATGGTCGACTTATTTAGAAGTGTAAGACCATTACCGTCTTTTTTAGATAATTTTTCAGGTTATAGTTTATATAATATAAAAAATGGTGAAAGACCTGACCTAGTATCTGGTAGATTATATGGTACATCAATGTATTATTGGACATTCTTTTTAATAAATGACCACCTGCATGATGGATATAGAGCGTGGCCAATGAGTCAAGAAGCTTTACAAGAGTATATGGCAACATCATATAACGGATTTGCGATAGAAACTAATCCACAAGTACTTAATAACCACGAAAATAGTTTATCTGGTAGATTTAACATGGGCGAAACAGTTACTGGTTCAGTTAGTAGCGCGTCAGGAAAGGTTACGAAAAAAATAGTTGACTTAAGTCAATTAATTGTACAAGATACAACAGGGACATTCATAGGTTCATCAAACGGAGCTAAAGAATTAATTGTAGGAGCAACATCAGAAGATTCAGTTTCTACTTATAATGTATATAATTACATTGACGCTCCTTACTATTATCACAGAACAGACGATGCTCTTAAAAAACCCGTAACTAACAGTGACCATATTGTTGGCGGTGTATCACCAGCTAACTTATCTTTCGTTACAAACAGAGCGCATCTTGAAGAAACAAATGATAAGAATGCTCAAATAAGAGTTATCGATCCAGCAAGCATGACTGCTTTTGTAAAATCATTTAAAGAATTACTTAACAGATGAGCAATAACTATAATTCAGTCGGTAAAGATAACGTATCGGTATCTCCGAAGAGTTATAGTATTGACCAAGCTATTATTACAGCAAATAATGGCCATGAAGTTGAATTAAAAAATGTTATTCATGATATAAAAATTCATGAAGGTTTACATCGTTCGGGTATAGTAGTAGAAATATTCTTAGTAGATACAGCCAACCTTACAAATGAATTAAAATTATCTGGTAATGAAAAAATTCATTTAATAATTGGAAGGACTGAACCAAAACTTGGAGAACAGGGATTTGATTTAGAACTTTATATTGCAGATATAACAAATTTTTCTGAACCAACACCAGCATCTAAATCTTATACTCTTGTATGTGTTTCTAAACATATGTATTTAAATAATAAAAAACTTTTAGATGCAGCGTTTCAAGGAACAGCTAGAGCTTTAGTATCTCAAATAGTAAAAACTAATCTAGATTCAAAATTACAAGTAAGTGCTTCAACAAAAGGTATTATAAAAGGTATATATCCTAATATACAGCCGCTTCAAGCCATTAGTTGGCTCTTAAGAAATTCTTTTGATAATAATACTCAAATATATTTTTATGAATCAGCAAAATTTGGATTAGTTTTAACATCATATGCAGCGATACTTAATCAAAATGAAGTATATGATAATTATAACAGAAATCCTAATCCAACTGAGACAATGTATAATAGTAAAGAAGAAAAAATGTTTGAAGAAGAAAGACTTAAGATACAAAAAATGTCATCTTCATTAAATGTTTCTAAATTAAATGCATCTTCAAAAGGAACTTTTGGAGCAGTTTTAAATAAATTAGATATATCAACTAAAACAAGAGGAACTATAGTTCATGGATATGGCAATGATAAGCCGAGATTAAATAGTTTTCCACCAATAAATGATAAAATGACAGTTGATGGCCAAAGAATTAATGATTTTAGAAAATTTAAACAACATTGGATAACATATAACGAGAATGCATTTGATACTCATAAAAATTATCACGATCCAACTAAAAACGAAGCGTTATTAAGAAGTAGAATGAGTATTAATAATTTAGATACTACAGTAGTTGACCTTAATTTAACTGGTGATTTTAACTTAGCTCCTGGTTTAATTATTAGTCTTGCAATATTAAAACAAGCTGATGTATCAGAAGAACTTTCAAATAAAGAAGGCGCTGATGGAGAGATATTTGATAATTATGTAAGTGGTGCTTATCTTGTATCAAGTATTACACATCATTTTGGTAAAGAAGGTTATAATATAAATGCTAAAGTTAAAAAAGATTCATTTATTGAAGAACAAATAAGAGGTAAATAATGTTTGATAGGAAAGTAGACCAATTTAAAAACGGAGTCTTTACATGGTTTATTGGTGAAGTAAAAGATATTAATGATACTAAAAATTTAAATAGAGTAAGAGTACATGCTTATGGATATTATGATGGAGTAGTAAATAAAGCTGATTATCCCTGGGCAACTGTTATGATGCCAACAACATCAGCATCTATTAAAGGTAATGGTGGTAATCATCATTTAGAAGTTGGTTCATGGGTAGTAGGATTCTTTGCAGATGGTCCATCAGCTCAAGACCCTATAGTTATGGGTTCAATTGCTACTCAAACAAATGGTACAAAAGATATACCAAGTGATGCATCAGTAGATAATAAAGTATATGAATCAAAAGCTGGTCATAAAATTGAATTAGATAATACTTCTGGCGCAGAAAAAATAAAAATAACTCATGGTAAAACAAATTCACATATAGAATTTACTTCTACTGGTAAGATTAGAATAATATAATGACAACTCCAAGTATATCATTGCCGGCAATAGAATGTCCTGATGTTTTATTACCTACTCCGGCTAATTTAAGAAACTTATTTAGTGGATTGGCTACACATGCTTATCGTTATGAGATTGATGAATTAAAAAAAACTCTTGAAGATACAAGAAAGTTAATAAGTTCTGTCGACCCTAAGTTTGAAAAGATAGAAATACCAGAAATAGAATGGGAATTGATGATAACTAAGTTATCAGCTGATTTTCCAATGTATGTACAAAAACAGATACTTGAATTAATTAATGATTTGTTTCCTATTGAATTTAACGTAACTATATTAGGCATACAAATTAATATAATTGATTTTTTAACTGACCCAAGTAGTGTTTTAGATAATATACAATTAGAAGAGATTGATAGTATATATGATTTAATACCAGATGAATATAAAGTATGGGATAAGTTTGAAACAGCTGATTTTAAAAAAGAAACTGTAGCAAATTATATACGTTCTGAAGTTGCAAAGAAAATGAATCTCTTATTAACTGGTGGATTTTCTGGTCTTATAGATTTATTTGATGAAATATGGGACGCATTAGGATTACCATCGTTTCCAGGTTTACAAGAAATAGATTTAGAAGCTTTAATACGAGATAAAACAATAGAAGAATTAGAACAGGTACAAATATTTGGATTTAGTTTATTAGATTTATTAGGCGGAGAGTTTGATGATAAGGTAGAAATACCAGAGTTTCAAAAAGAAAGATTATTAAAAAGAGCAAGAGAGTTTACAGAGGAATGGCAAACATATCTTATAAAACTATGGATTCAAAAGGTTGAGGATTTTTTTAATGCTATAGGATTAGGTGCAATAATTGATTTAATTACATTTAGTTTCTGCGATTACCTAAAGGTAATAGGCTTTCCATCAACAATAGATTTACCAGAATCAGTACAAACATTAATTAATAACACACAAAGTCAACTTCCTAACACAACAGTTGAGCAAGGAAGCAGTTAACGAGTATAAATAGATATATGGCAGGATTATATACAGGCGACAAGCAAATATCGGGCGATTTAGAGCAAGCGAGAAATGTTTCTAGAAAGAAAGCTCATCGCGATTTAGATTTATCTTTAAAGATACATCCTATACGTAAGGATATTATACCTTTAAAAGACGATGCTGCTATTAAAAATGCAATAAAAAATTTACTTATAACTAATTTTTATGAAAGACCGTTTGCAGATGATTTAGGAGCTAATCTCAGAGGATTACTTTTTGAACCTGCAGGGATAATAACAAACATAGAATTAAGAAGTAATATAAGAGATGTTATACAAAAGTATGAACCAAGAGTATCAGTCACAAGTATTGATATAACTGATAATATACCTAGGAATGAATATCTTATAGAAGTTTTTTTTAATATAAAAGGAATCAACGTAGAACAAGTCGTTGAAATACCACTTAGAAGGTTAAGATAAAATGGCAACAAATTTAAACGTAACGGAACTAGATTTTGCAGATATAAAAAATAATCTCAAAAACTTTTTAAAACAACAAACAGAATTTAATGATTATGACTTTGAAGGTTCAGGCCTTAATGTCTTATTAGATGTATTAGCTTATAATACTCATTATAATGCTTTAAACGCTCATTACTCATTAAATGAATCATTTTTAGATTCAGCTCAGATAAGAGGGAATGTCGTAACAAGAGCTAAGTTATTAGGATATACACCTAGGTCTGTTTTATCTCCAAGAGCTACGGTTAATATTGTTGTTACTAAACCAAATTCAGGTACTATACCAACAGTATTAGAACTTACAAAAGGAACTAAATTAAATACAGTTGTAAGTGGAGAAGAATTTCAATTTGTTGTATTAAATACTCAACAAGCTACGTTAAGTGGTTCAACATGGACATTTAATAATGTCACTATTGTTGAAGGAACTACAAGAGAATTAAAATATAGAGTTGATAATGATATAGAAAATCAGAAATTTCAACTCTCTGACTATGACGCAGATACAAGTACGTTACGCGTACGTGTACAAGCGAACGAAGAATCAACAGCATTTGATGTATATACTAAATTTGAAACATTAAAAGGAGTAGATTCAACATCAAAAGTTTATTACTTACAAGAAAATCCAAGTGGTTATTATGAAGTATATTTTGGAGATGGCGTAACTGGATTTAAACCTACTAATAATAATATCGTAACAGTTGATTACGTAACTACTAAAGGTATTGAAAGTAATGGCGCAAATTCATTTACAATGGTAGATGATATTGGTACATTTGATAATATCGCAGTATCATTAGTTACAGCAGCTGCTGGTGGAGCTGAAGAAGAAACAATGGAGTCAATAAGATTTAATGCTCCTCTTACTTTTATATCACAAAACAGAGCTGTGACCGCTGATGACTATGCAGCGATTATTAAAAAGGAATTTAGTAATATAGATTCTATTTCAACATGGGGTGGAGAAGATAACGATCCACCTGACTATGGAAGAGTTTATGTTTGTATTAAACCTTTATTAGCAGAAACACTTACAACAGCAGAAAAAACAA